TCGGTTAAAAGCCGAATACTCTACCGCTGAGTTAATAACCCAGAGTGCTCGATGAGGGGATCGAACCCACCTATATCCGATTATGAGTCGGGTGCTTTCACCAGATAGCTAATCGAGCATCAACGAACTAAGAAATGTTTAGTTCTGAGGAGTTTAGCACATTGTTGCTTTAGTTCAACCAACTCATTGATTGTAGCACATTTGAAGGTTAGAGAGGTTCCTTCAGACCCAGTGATGAAGACCTTCTTATTATACAGGTCTATCGAGATGGTGTCAAGAGCTTGTTCAGAAGGATTTTGGAGATTCATAAGACCAGACCTCAAAGCGCCACATTGCTAGTATAGCGGTATTTAGGGGTCGTGTCAAGCTCGACTTTTTTACTCAAAAATTACCCCGAATTTTTTTTGCGACCTTTTGTTATTTAAAAGTCAATTTTGAAATCACTATTAGTTTAAGAAAATTGCTGGAGCAATCATTTTTGTGCCGCTAGAATCTGTTTGCATATAACTTGCACTTGCTGTACCAAATTGTGCAATACCAGTCGCTCTGAGAACTAAATTTGTATATGCATTGATACCTGAATTTGATGAAGATAATTTAAATAGTCCTCCACTTGTACTCAAAACTGTGACATCTAATGCTGTTTTAAGATCAAATTTTCCTGCAACTGTTTGAATGTCTAGAGATCCTTTCAAAGCTTTGACTTTCAAATCATATGGTGATACACTAGATGCTCCTAATTGAATATCCCATGTAGTATCTAATGGAGCACTAGGATGTGGCATTGGCAGCGATGGTTTGCCGAAAATCTTTGTTGATTTTTTTCCATAAACAGTTTCTATGTAATCACCTGTCACAGAAAATTCCATATGACCTAAAGAACCTATCTTAAAAGTTCCTCTAGGATCTTTCATTTCCAATGCTCTTTCGGAAGAAATATTTTCGTAAGTAACATTTACATTACTAGTTTTTGCACTAGATTTTTGTACAACTTCTCCTGCATTTAATTCTATTTTTCCGCCAGCAGTACCAGCGTCAACACCATTCAATGCATTTGTAACTGCTTTAACAGTGCTAGATGATCCACCTTGACCAGCATTTATTTGAACATTTCTGCCAGCATTTAATGTTAAAGTATCAGCTGCATTAATACTAATATTTTTTCCAGCAAGATTTAAATTACCGCCCTCTGCTTTGATATTTACGTTACCATTAATGTAAATTGATAGTGGGTTTTCGTGCTTTGCTTTATTTTCTATTTCTATATGTAATTCGTTCCCTATTTTCCAGATAGTTTTGCCAGCACATCTCCATTTGAAATGCCCCGATTCATTATTATCTGGTGGAGTTTTAGCACTAACTAATACTATAGCACCACTCTCATCTATACCAAAGTTAGGTCCATTGTCACATACAATTCTATATTGTATAGTTCCTGTCTGATCATTTTTTGCTTTTACTTCAGTGATTCCACTCTGTCTTACTACAGATACATTAGATGGTTTTTGTGCAGTAGTAAATGCTTCAGCACACTGACCAGTAGCTGGTGTAGTAGAATTAGCAATGCTTGTTTGATTTGTTTCAAATAAATTCAGAGCATTATTGTATGACGATGACGCTGCCATTTATTATCTCCTATGGGCAATCAACATAAGAACCTCTAGTGCTAAGTTCTGCTACAGTTTGAGTTTCGATTGTATTTAGTTCTTCATCTGGAACGCAACCAATAAATGGAATTGCTAATGCACCGTATCCATCACCAAAAATTTCTACCTCAGGGAAAGAAGTAAAAACTTTTGTTTTATTTACAACTTCAAAACCGACAACTCTTCCATCTTGTATTTTTGCTTTGACTATGCTAGAATCTCCATCTACATATACAGTTGGTGCAGAACTATATCCTACTCCTGGTCGTATCAAATTGAAACCAGTAATAATACAATTTCTACCAGTACTATTTGGTTGATAACCAACCCCAGGTGTTAACACATTTACTTTTGTGACGTATCCATCTTCATCTAATACAGCAGTAGCAGTAGCACCAAACCCAGTACCAGTTATTAACACATTGGGTGGATAATTATATTGAGTACCCTTGGAGCATATATCTATACTTAAAATGCTTCCATTTTCATCTACGTCTGGTTCACATACTACTGGATCTTCTATATCAGGTTGCGTAACAACAACAGGATTAGATGGGGGAACTCCTATGATACTGAAATCAATTTGAGCACCAGTATTATCGACAGCGAATACGCAATTTTCAATCCCCTCTATGGTATTGTCTTCAGCAATATTTACTGTAACTGTAGCAGTATTATTGAAGATATAAAAACTACCAATGTTTGTATTAGATACAAAGTCAGAATTTTGTATACCAGAACCAAACATAGTGTAATTTAATACAGTATTATCTGCAACATTTGTTGTTGTTATTGTAAATATTATTTGATCTCCTTCATAAACAATTCTTCTGTCTGCTCTAACAGCATAAGTTGGAGTAAGTATTGAAGAAACAGTTTGAATATTTGCAGTAACTTTAGCGCCAGATTTTGATGATATGTTTGCAAACGAACTTTGTCCGCCATTTATAACATAAGACCAAGAACTAGGTACAAGAGGAGAGTTTGATGGAGATGAAACAAAAGTAGAAGAAGTATATTTTGAAAGAGAACTTAAATTTATATTTACAATACTATTTGTTATCAAACTAACTGGAGTAAATGTAGCACTTGGTACATCAGATGACAAAATAGTAACATCTACTTGACTTGTTATATTAGTATCAATATCATACAAATTAAATGTTAATATATCAGAAGCTTCTTGCACAGTATCATCTATGACAGTAATTACTCTAGTAGCAGTGTTAGCATTGATTGTTAGAGTACCGCTTGCAGCATCTCCAGCAAGTTCAGTTGCAACATTACCGTTCTGTAATACTAATTCATAATTTAATGATGTGCCATCAGGTATATTTGTAGTTGAAATTAAATAAGTAATTGTATCTCCTTCTGATGCTTCGTGTCTATCAGCAGTAAGAGTGTACGATGGAACTGTTTCTCCTGCACCACCTGTAGTTGTTCCATCAGGTATTTCTGGGGTAACTGGATCGCCACCAACAAATACAACATCTGTTGGTATCGTGTCTGGTTCTTCATAAGCATCAGAACAATATCCTCTACCTGCACCCTGTCCATTTTCTAAAGCGGATAATATTTCATCCAATTTGTTTTGATTTTTTTTCTTTGGAGCTTGAGAACAACTTTCTTTATTTTTATTACATTTACCTAATCCAGTACATGTTATCCCCAATAGATCCATGACATATTTCATTGCACTGCCTATCAGATCTAATGGAACAGCAATAGCACCCAATATTGATTGAAGAGAACCTAGTATGCTAGCAACTGCTTCGTTCAATGCACTCTGTAATTGACTTATTGTATCTGCAACTAAATTTTCGATTTGGCATGTAGCAGCATTAATAATTTGAGTAATCCAATTCATAATTAAATTTGTCAACCAAGAAATTAATCGGTCGAGTAATCCATCCAAAGTACAACCAATTTTTTCTAGTTGTTTTTTCATGAACTCAATAACTGATTTGAGTCCACCATTCTTTGGTGTTAGGATAGCTTTTAGTACCGCATCAACCCCTTGTCTGATTAATTTTGTCAATTCTCCTTTTAGATATCCTATTATGTTGCCCAACACACCCAAGATTCTATTAATATAACCTTGAGCAACATTGACATAATTAAATAATTGACCAGTGTATTTACTGATTAAATAACTACCAATTCTTCCATTAGAATTTTGCACATTTAAAAACAACTCACTTAGTATTCTTTCGAATGCACTTGAAGGATCTTCACTGCATTGTGCATCAGCTAAAGTAACACAGAATTGATTTCCAAAAGGATTCGCTTCAGAATTATCACATGGCAGAGCAAGTAATGTATTTGGTGCAGTTGCATTTCCTCCAGCTGCAGGTGGAACTCCTGCCTGGTTTTTGTTTTTATCTTGTGCTTCTGTTTTTCCTGGTTGATCTGCTGCAGGATTAAAATCTTTTCTAGTGAATGTAGTAAATGCTTTACATGTTTCTCCAGGATTTGGATCTTGTTTTGGTTTGTCGTTAGTAGCATTTGGAACTGCACCAATAGAACCCATGATAATAGGTTGCTGCCCTTCATGCCCATCCAAGAAAAATCCTACAACCCAATCGCCCTGCTTAAAGTTAGCAGTAGCACCAGAACTATTTCCTGTGGAGTATGGAGTAGTAACAGGCAACATCGCCTGAGCCCATGGTAAATCCTCTGTCTTTACCGCATTACAATCTCGTAAGTGATGACCTACAATTCTCACCTTAAATCTATTTGCTTGCTTTAATCCTTTATCGTCAGATTCTATCTGCCCTATCCACCAATAGAACCCGTCGCGCCCAGCAAAGTTAGTCGGTAAAGTAAATTCTGATAACATATCAATCTTCGTAAATTCTACATTCTAAAGCGTTTGGATTATCATCACAATATAATTCTAAAGCAGATGGGTCATGCTCATCCTCTGGATGTCTAGCATGATATCTCTCTAGAGATTCCAATTCTTCTTTTGCATGTCTTCTTTGTTGTGGAGATGTCTGTGCATCACCTACAATTTTTCTATCGTGTTCGATGTGTTGATGAATGTTTTCCATTTTATTTTACCTTACTTGGTTTGTCTTTCATACCATAGGAATCGCGTACAACTTTCATACTAGTATAAGATTTACTACCATCTGTTCTTCTAAACTGATAACAAATATCCTGTATTAAATACACACCACTGTGTTCCTCATCATATTTTTGTGTCTTTCTATCCTCTTCTTGACTAGCATTTGGTAACAACGCTTCAATCTTATCACCTGCTCTCAAAGTTAAATTACATGGTATAGTTATATTTAACACCTGATTTGTCATTAATGACATTCTTCCTATAGATTGAGCAGTGAAGAACTTTTTCCAATCTGGATATTGTGTTGGATTTGTCCCCTTATCCTTCTTTTCTGGAGAAGCAGTGCCAGTATCATTATAAAATGTTTCGTGATCAACAAATTGTGTCATGATTCTAGTTGGATAACCAGATAATTCTTTCTGACCTTTTGGTAGTTTATCTGCAGACCCCATGTGAACCATACTATCATATGTATTCGATAAAGAATAGACATACTCTTCATAGTATCCTGTGCTTGGATTAAAAAACACAACCAAACTAGAATATGTTCCCATACGCATTCGTTTCATGATATCAAGTTCGTTATCGAATGTATATTCTAATATCTTTAATGCATTACTTTCTGGTGTACTCTTATCATCTGCAGCAACTGCAAACTCTAACGTAGCTTTAGGTGGTACGCCACCAAAATTAGGATCGCTAGAACCATCGCAGCATAATTTATCTATAGATCTAAAAATATATCCATCATAAGTTTCAAAGAAAAGATATCCTGCAGTTCCTTTCATCTTTCCAGCAGTTGCACTAGCAGTGCTTGGTGTACTAGATGCAGAAGCAGAAACTGGATTACCTTTGCCTTCTTCTGCTGATGGATTTGCTTTAGATGAAATACATTTAGGTGCCATAGAATATATCAAATCAAATGGTCTTTTATTTGCTGGAATAAATTTCATCTTAAATTTACAATTGTCATCAGCAACTATCTTCTTGTCAGTTTTAATAATATTTTTCATTATATCATTAACAATCTCATGACCATATCCTTCTAGTTTTTTGCCTATTCTCAATGCTTCGTTTGCCAATCCCTCCTGTGTTATAAGTTTCAATTCATACATCTGAATTTTTCCACTAGTAAATCTATTGTTCACAGAAAATACTACAAAATTATATTCAAATTTTTTATCAGGCGCTGCCTGTGTGGATATTTTAATTACCACCTTTTCATTTCCTTGTATAGGTAACGTGCCAATAATATTTTTACCAGAGTCAGCAAGAATTAAAGATGCTGTCATGAAAGGAGATAAGATACTCTCATAGATGCTAAGCTCCACCATCAAATCATTGATGACTAGTTTTTTATTATCTACACTGTAGAGTTCTATTGCTTCTAGATTATAATTGAGTACTGACACTTGTTTATCCTATGTAAGATGCTAATTGTGGTCTTAAACTTTCTGCTGTTCCAATGTCAGTTGCTCTGACGTGGAAAGAACCAGCACCGCCAGGAGTTGCACTTGCCATTGGAAGTGGAACAAATGATGATGGAGCAGCAGAAACTGCCGATGGAGCAGCTGCTGGCGGGCGACTGGGCTTTGCTGGTGGTGCTGTTGCTGCTGGAGATGTTGCACCTGGCTTAACGTCTGGTTTATTGGTCGATGGTTTACCAGCAGGAGCAGTAGCACTTGGATTTGATGGATTCATCCATTCATCCCATGATTTATCTGGTTCTGCTTGTACATCTTCCCACGATTTGCCTTCAGATAATCCTCTTAGTTTTGCTACTCCTGATAAAGCAGCAGCAACAGTTTGTTGAAGTGATTGCATTGGATCTACTGGTTCTTGTGGTTCAGTTCCAGAATCTTCTCCTGACATATCAGCTCCACTATCAGCTTCTGCAGCAGAACCACTTATAGGTTTACCAGTTGTTATATAATTAATAAATGCTTCGTGCCCTGCCTTTGTGGCATTCATGTGAAGATGTTCTCCTCCAGAATTTCCTGTGTTTCCTTGTCTACCTATCACAGTGCCAGCCGATATTCTAGAACCTACTTTAATAGATGAACCAAAAGCACTAAGGTGGGAGAATTGCATGTAACCTTTTGAAGTTTTTAAAACTACAGTGTTACCGTATCCACCAGAAACAGATGTTGGATCTTTAGCCACAACTTCTGCTGGCAAAGGTGATGGTATTAATCCATTAGCAGGACCAGATGGCATATAATTTGGAGCAACTCCAATACCATAATCTTTAGGATATCCAACTTTATATTTCCCATATGATCTAAACACTCCCTCTTCACTATGATGGGGTCCAAGTTGCCCGAAAGAAAATGTTTTGCCTGGAGTCAATCTTTCGTTTCCTCTATTGCTATTTGAAGTAAGAGTAACACCTGATGCTGCTTGAATTTGAGGAGCGGGAGCAGAAGAAGCACCGTATGGAGTTTTGATAGAATCAATACCAAACTTCTTTTTATCTTCATCAGTGGGTGCCATCAATGCTTTGCCCATGCGTGATTGTTTAACTATCTTTTTGCTGCCAAGTTCTATGGAATCTATTGGTGCTGACTGTAGATTGGCGACAACTACATTCTTGTCTGGTTTTCTGAAGAATTGTTTGTTGCTAAACAGTAATCCTTTTGCTCCCTCTTGTGGAACTCCTGCTTCTAATTCTTTTTGTGTAACTCTAACAAGTTTCTGTGCTTTCTGGTCTACCTTATATACTTGACCAAACATATCATGATAATAATTTGTTGCTTTACCTTCTTCAGCATCGTTAACAGGAGATAGGTTTCCAGTATCAGCTACTAGTTGCGTCGAACCTCTAGCACCAGCAACTTCTTTGAGCTGAGTTTCTTTCATAGTTTTAGCAGCAAACTCATCTGCTGTCATAAAACGTTTACCTGGCTCTGGCGTAGGTGCTCCACCACCTCCACCGCCTTCACTTGCATCGGCAGAGTCATCAGCAGGGGCACCACCTCCACCACCTCCACCTCCACCACCGCCAGAGGATTGCTTCTCTTCTTTCTTTGGTTTCAAACCTAATTTTTCCAGAGCACTGTTCATAAAATTAGATAAGAAATTCATGCCCTCTTTTTGTGCCGCCGAAGATGACTGCAGCGCAGCACCACCAATACCACCAAACTTAACAAGAGATGAAGGCATACCTAATAATCTTGCCAGTGGAGCTGTCTCCTGTTTAATCATTGGAGCAACTAATCCAGCAACAGGTCCGAGTGCCTTAATGAATCCAGAAGTAACAGCAAGCATAGCACCACCCACTGCCTTGAATGGCATCTTTGCTGCATCCTCAACTGCTCCACCACTCATATCATTCATTGCCATGCCAGTAGCAAGAGCAGGTCCGATGCCAGGTATCAATGATGGAAGAATGTTTTTACTTACTGCACTGGATAAAGGCATCACACCACCCTCTGCCTGTGGTTGTGATGCTTCAGAAGCAACGTCCTTACCTATCAGAGCGGCGTCAATGCCCGCTGAGACCGCTGTTCCTGCTCCTGGGACTGTCGATGCCACACCAGATGCTACCTCGCCTGCAGCGCCCAACCAGTCACCTTGCATCGCCCTCTGGATGCCGAATCCTAGACCAGCAATCGCTCCTATGATTGGTATCTTTTTAACTAATGATTTGCCTACTCCCTTAGCAATACCTTTGCCTGCTGCCTTTGCTATTCCTTTGCCTGCTGCTTTACTTCCTGCCTTACCAAAAAACTTCGAACCAAAACCACCAACTTTGCTACCAATTTTAGCGCCTCGTTTACCACCAACTGCAGCGCCAGCTCTAGTTAATGCTCTACCTGCTCCTCGTTTTCCCAATCCCTTGACAGTTTTGCCTAAATCTAATGCAGTATCTGCGATATCAAGGATACTACCTAGTCCTCCACCACCTCCATCTTCTCCTTCAGGAACAGCAGGTCCACCTCCAGCGGGAGCGATAGGTTCTGGTTGCCCAGTTTCGTCATTCCATCCTGGTGTCTGGTCAAATGTAGATTTGTATGCATCAGATGCTGAAGTATCTTTTGTAGCATCCATTGATGCTTCTTCTTGTTGCGCCTTAGCATCATCTCTAGCTTCTTTTTGAATATTATTCTGCTCTAATAATATCTTTTGAATACCAGCAAGACCACCACTTGTTCTATAAGTTGCACCTAGTTGTTTATTTGCAACTGCAACTAAAGAAGATACTTTGTTATTAAGTAACTCAAGTTCTAATGCTATCTGACCGAAACCTTTTGTAAAATTAAATCTACCTTGTCCTTTTTTTGTTGTGGTTCTACCAGTCGTACTGATAGGAGATACTGGTTTATTTTTACCTCCCTTCTTTAATGCTTTTGTGTATGAAAACTGGTCGGCAAACTTTGATTTGTTACTTACTTCTTCACTGGATTTATTCTTTAAAAATGGTCCAACATTTCTATCAAATCTTCTGCCACCAAATTCATACCCTAATGCTCGTTTAAATAATCCTTTCTTCTCTTCTGCTGGAACTTCTATCCCCAGTTCCTCTGCTTTCTTTTGATTTTCTTTTTCTTGCTTCGCATTTTTAGCTGCATTAATTACTTTACCTGCAATGAATGAGGTAAAGTCTCCACTGAAAGTAGCGGTATATGATTGCAGTCCTGATGCCATCTAGATAGTACCTTTTTTCTATTTATTTTATAAACGAGAAAGCATATCTCTCTGCCTTACTTGGCAGACAGTTTCTCTTATTGAAACATTTGGAGCTGGTGGAGGTGAGGGTAGTTGAACTGGCAAAGGAATGGGTTTACTTTGAACCAATTGTGTTGCTGCAGTAAATGCAGTTGTTGTTATTGCAGCAGTTGCTGCTGGAGTAGTACCACCAGTTTTAAACAAATCATTATATGTTTGTGCCTTAGCAGGAGGAGATACAAATGTTGCTCCCTTCGCTGCCATTTCAAATCCTTTACCAGCAATTGCAGAAAACTTTTGTCTAGTAAAGTACGCTTGTATCTCATCGTATCCAGATTGCCCTGGTTTAACTTTCTTTGCAAGGTCTGGGAATAATTTAGCCCAGTTTTGCATTGGTGTTAGAGATGAGTCAAGAGTAGGTGCCTTTGGTTCTGATGCCTTTGCTGAGGTAGTAGAAGGTTTGCCACCCCCACTAGAACCAGAAGAACCAGATTGCAATGAACGCCTAGTTTGTGGAGCGGCTGCTGGATGCAACCTTCTTATATTATCTTCCTCTTTATTCATTCTATCTGCTAGAGATTTGGCAAGTGCCTCTTGCTTTCTTCTTCTCTCTGCAGTTGCTCCTTTTTTATTCCATACTTGCCACCATGGATTGCTACCAACTGCTGAATCACTAACACCATGCGTTTGCCACCTGCCATTGGAACCACGGAATACACCTAATCTCTCTCGCTGTGCAGTTCTATTCCTAGCATTCTGTCTGGTTTGTCTTCTTGCTGTAGCTGCTCTCCAATCATTTAGAACTGGTGTTCTATGAACACCTCCACTTTCCATTGCTGGTTTGTTGGGAGAATTTCTATCACTAGATTCTTTAGGATCTAAAACTCTATTCCATTGATTAAAAGTTTCAAATGGATTTTTTGATACACTCCATTTATTATTTTCGTGTGGAAGAATTGTAAATCCAGAGTCACCTACATGAACAGATTCTTTACCGTGTGCTACAACATCTGTTGTTGCTCCATCATTGGTTGTAATCTTAATTGGATATCCTGAATTTGGTCCCTTAATCATGTATGAAGAACTTTCGTCAGACCCAGTGCTTGTTCCAGATTCTGCTTTCAAACTTACATTAAAATTTGGAACTTGTCCGACCTTATTTTCTTTATAATTAGCGTGCCAACCAAAGAAATTAGATCCACTTCCCCTAGTAATATCTCCTTTATCTCTTCTCATATTTCCTTTCTGTGACTCACCTTTAAAATCCGTTCTACCTTGAACAAAACTTTTTGCTTTAGATTGTAGTTGAGGATTTAAAATTGCTCTCGCAGATTGATCAACATTTGTAGCAGAACCTGCTGCTTTAATAGCAGTAGCCCTATCTTTAATTGCTCTCCATGCTCCTTTGTTTCCGAAGGTTGGTTCGTATTGATTATCAGCATTAATTAAATCTTTTATACTATTACCACCATAAGCACCAGAAACTTTTCTATTATAAACTGATTGAGCAACGTCTGCACTTCCCTGTGGTTTAACATCTTCTCTGGATGCAATAGCAGCAAGTGTCCAAAAATCAGCATCATTTCCTTGTGGCACAGGACCAGTCATTTCTGGTTCTCCTACATCACTCCCTTCACTACTACTAACATTACCTTTTTCATCTACTTTTGATGTACCACCTATGTTTAATGTCTTTGCAATATCTTTAAATACCTCACCAAATGAGAATCCAAATGGTCTTATATTAAGAGCAGCATCTAATGCTTGAGGAGAAACACCAAGTATTTTACCAAGAGGTCGTATCAAAAACGATAAGAATGGTTTTAGTATGCCAGCAAATGGACCCAACATTGGAAGAAAACTAGCAGCAATACCAAACAATGCACCACCAACTGCTTTGAATGGTATTGTCATTGCTGTTGCTAATGGTTGCGCCAATCCATATCCTTCACCCTCTTTCTTCATACCACCCTTCTGACTCACGATACTCTTGCCAGAATTTCTATTCAATGGTATAACTGATTGCCCAGGTTGCAGATTTCCTTTTGTTGGATTGTCATATACCCCTGCCTTCAATCCACCAGCAGCCATCTTAGGTGGTGTAACTATTTCTGGACCTGCTTCACCAACCATTACTGGTTGAGGAAGACCCATGAAAGCACCTTCAGATAATTTTCTTCTGCTTCTAATTCCTCTTGCTAGATTAAACCTACCACCAAGAAATCTTCCTGCTCTAGTTCTTCTAAACTTTCCATATGCTTTGTTACCACGAAGACCTTTTCTTTTCTTTCCACCTAGATGCCTACTAATATCAAAGACATCATCAGCAAAATCTACAGCACCAACTACCTTATCAAATAAGTTAGGTCCACCCCCCTGTTGATTATCATTTCCTGGAGTGTCATCATATGTCTTTACATATTGCTGTGTTCCCGAAGCAGAAGATGTAGCATCCATTGATGCTTCTTCAGCTGCTGCTTTACTATCCTCCAGTTTCTGCTTCTCATCTCCAACATTCTTCAGAAGAATAGATTTAATATCGTTCAAACATTTAACAATGTTTTCTGTACTATTAAGAATACTTTGATTAACTTTGATTAAAGAATCTACAGATTGCGATACCTTCTCTACATCAGATTGTAAACCTGTTGTACCTGCATCTATAATTTTACCGTAATCCTGTTCTTTTATTTTTGTATCTTTATCTGTCTTGTCAGATTCTTTTAATGCTTTTGAATCATCAATGATTGTATCAAGCGTAGTTTGATCTGTGGAATCTGCAATTTTCTTTTCTATTCCACTGTCAACCAAATTTTGAATAAACTTTTTATCTAATGGTGGTGCTGGTATTACTTTCTCTTTGTCTTTGGATTTAGCAGCAATCTTCCCCTTAAAAATTTGCCCAATCTTTTTCAGAACCTTCCCCTTTTTATTTACAGGAGAAGGTTTTGAATTTTCTTGGGGGTCATTAATTTGTTGGGACTCTTCTGCCATTACTGTTGCTTCTGTTTTTGCTCTTCAAAATAGTTGTTCAACATAATAACATATACCTCTCTCTCCCATGGCATCATATCATCCAATTCTGTTAGAGAAAATTTATGATGAAACATCAAATTAAAATTTGATTTATAAAAATTCTCCAACGATTCATGAAAAAGACTTATCCGAAAAAATTTGCTAAGCCCTCAATGGTGTATTCAGATTCAACGCCAGTGTTTGGATTGGTAATTTTAAAAGTATGAGATAACTTTGGCATGGTCTCAAAGAAGGTTTGAATTTCTTCAAACTGTTTAGTGGTAAGTGAATCTAAAAATTGTTCAATCTCTTTTTTGGGAGTTGTTTTAGCTTCCCACACCTCATCTGCCGTATAAATTTGATGAACACTAGTAACAATAGTATTGAAAACTTCTTCGGCGCTCAAATCTTTACCAATCATTTGAGTATTTACAAACTCAGTCATGCCAGGATACTTCATGACTAATCCCATACCTTCACCAATATCAATTTTATTATGGTGACCTTCTGGTTTTTGCACTTCAACATCATCAAGATTCAATTCATATGTAACTGATGTAGTGTTATCATCCAAACAAGTTATCTTCATAGAGACAATTTCACCCACAGATTTTGATCTAATCTTAAGGAAAATATATTCAATATCAAAAATAGATAACTCTTCTACTTTAATACCACGAGTTTGAATGCACCCCTTGAGAATATCCATGATTGCATTCTGCATTTGCTTTTCATCTTGAGATTCTAAAGCAATCAAAAGAACTTTCTCTTCTTTAACTAGAAATGGTCTGTACTTAATTGTCTTACCTGTAGAAGGAACTGTCAATTCATAAACAGGTACGGAAGGTTTTGGTAATGGCATTGTATTATCACAGATAATGATGTCAATTTATTTATTCAGGTCTGTCTACCCCAAAGAGTATTGAAAGTAGAAAACCATTTACTATAATAAAAATTTGCTGTTACTCTTACTATTTGGGAAGATCCATATGATAAAGGAACAGCATCAACAGAGTAGGGGAAAACATCTACACAGTGTATAGAAATAGATTGCCTTTGATTGTCTGCAAATGGACCTTTCTCGCATTTAGTTATAATTACCTCATCACATAGATAATCTTCTGGATAATTTAATCTAACATAATTATATCTGTTACTACTGTAAGATGAACCACCACTCCTGTTATTTCCTGGTGTATCATCTCTTCTGTTATTATAATACCTATTACTATAATCAAACTCTTCTCCGTTGGAACCATACTCTCTGTATATTTGTCCCATCCAAATATGCAGAAACTTTAATGGTGTCATATTTGCATCACAAATCCAGGTCAAAGAAAAGTCAGTAAAAATTCTACTGGTAGGATAATTTACTTGCCCTTCACCCATGTGGCGTCCTGTAATAGTTCCAGTAGAAGATTGCATACCTGGAAGAACTGCTTCTTCGCAAAATAAATTAATCCATTTACCTTGAGATGCATCAGATCCTGTCTGTCTATTTACATCAATCTCAACAGAATTCAAAGCGGATTGAACTTTGTTTGAAGGACCACTAAATCTAAACTTTACATCAAAATTATTACTATATGCGACCCCACCAGCACTAGATATAGCAGCTATTGTGTTACTAATTCCCATCTAAATACTTTTGTGGTTGTGTATTTATATTTATGGCGTATTCTGGTTTTTTTAAACCCACAAATCCTTTAAAGTATAGAGGAAATCCCACAAACATAGTGTACCGTTCACTATGGGAAAGAAAATTTATGTTATTTTGCGATGGCAATAAGGATGTCATCGAGTGGGGCAGTGAGGAAGTTGTGATACCCTATCGTTCTCCTTTAGATGGTAGAGTACATCGGTATTATGTTGACTTCTATATTAAAATTCGTACTAAGACAAATGAAATCAAAAAGTATCTCATTGAAATCAAACCAAAGAATCAAACAACTCCTCCACCTCCAGCAAAGAAACAAACTAAATTATACAAAGATAAAGTCCTAACGTTTCTAAAAAACCAAGCGAAATGGGAAGCCGCAAGTGACTGGTGTGAGGATAGACAGATGCAATTCCTTATTCTCACCGAAGATCACTTGGGGGTATGATGTATGCCAGCAGGAAAGGGTTTCAAAAAAGAAACTAAAGAAAAGAAAAAAGGATATCAAACTTTATTCGAAAGAGTAAAAGAAAAAGCAGGTAGCGAAGAACAAACTTGGGCTTGGTATAGAAAAACTGTTCGTTCTATGGCAATGGAATACAAAGAACATCCAGATAAAACTATACGAGACGAGAGAAAAGATAAAGTTGATGATGAAGATAGTAAAGATAAAAATCAACTAAGAAGATATGCTAGGCAAGGGCATCTTTTTTTGTTTGAATACAAAGCAAAGATGAAGTATCTTCCTTACTATGATACCTTTCCATTGGTCTATGTAATACAAGCAAATTCAGATCATTTTATTGGTGCTAATTTACATTACATGGAACCAAGAAAAAGAATTATTGCAATAGAAAAATTAAAACAAGATAGAATAGATTTACCTAGGGCATGTTTCCATAAATATATTTTAGACCATGTAGATGGATTCTTATTAGACCTTGCTCTTGAAGAATGGGATACTGCTGTAGTATTACCCGTGGAACATTTTGTAAAAGATAGAAAAGGAACTTTAGTTCCATATAAATCTTCTGATGTGTGGAAAGAAACCAACGAAAGTTATAGTGACCGCATCAAAGCGAAACGTATTATAAAAGGATACGGCAAACCAGAAGACATTTCGGATGTAAAACAGTAAATGGCAATACCAACAGGAACATCTGCTGCTCTAGGAAATAGTGGCGCAGCTAAAATCACTACAGGATTAGGAGCAGCAGGCAGTGGAGGTACTCTGAAGTATCCCAAAGAAATGATAGATAGTCACACTGATTATGTTCGCTTTGATTTTTATGAATACAAACCACCATTTGCTAGCACTGGTGGAACTGATTTGGAAGTATATAACATGTCCTTAAACATGAAAGGTGCAGATGATTTAACATCTGTAATACTATACATGCCAGAAGATGTGTCAGCAGATTATGGTGCTTCGTGGGGAGGAAAATCTTTTAGCAACATTGGTGCTGGTATTTTAAAAACAGTTGGACCAACAATGGAAAGTGCAAACATTGCTGGTTCTGTACAAAATTTAATTGGTTCTATAAACGAACAAGTACAAGGATTTGGACCAGCACTAGCAGCTGCAGGAATATCGAAAGCTATAAATGAAATTCCAGGTGCAGGTGGTGGTGTTAGTGTTGATGATATTTTATCTGGAACTAGAGGAGTTATTCTAAACCCTAATGCAGAATTAATGTTTGATAAAGCAGAGATGAGAACATTTAATCTCAGCTTTAAACTGGTTCCTAGAAATGCTACAGAAATGGAGACAGTTAAAGGTATCATAACAACATTTAAAAAAGCATCATTGCCATCTTTCGGTGGTGCTGGAGTGTTTGGATTCACTGGTGCTAAGAGTACAAACTTTATTGGCGTTCCTAACATAGTTGATGTCAATTTTATGAAAGGTGCTGAATTAAACAGACATGTATCTCAGTATAAACCCTCTGCAATAACTACAGTAAAAATAAATTACACTCCAGACGGAACATATAATACTACAAGAGATGGAGCACCAGTAGCAATTACTTTAGATTTAGCTTTTGCAGAACTCAAAGTTCTATATCGTCAAGAAATTAATAGTCAGGGGTGGAGTTACTAATGTTCTTCTCATACGTTCCAGATTTACAATACGATACCAAACCATCTAAGTTCCCGTTCGGGAAAACAGATTACGTCGTTGTAAAAAATTTCTTCCGAAGATATAAAATCAACGAGGACATGTTATCCTATGCTGTATTCTTTCAGAAGTATAGTATAACTGACTCGGATAGATTAGATTTACTAGCAGAAAAAGCATACGGTAGTCCTTACTATGATTGGGTGATTGCTATTCTAAACAATATAATCAATCCAGTTCTGGACTGGCCCATGAATGAGTATCAATTGAGGAAATATGTAGAAGAAAAATACGATGAACCAGATGGTATACATCATTACGAAACTTTAGAAGTTAAAGATAGTAACGGGAAACTGGTTTTAAAAGAAGGAGTAATAGTAGACGAGAACTTCTACAACAATCCATTTAAATTCTATGACAGTAAAACAAAAAAACCTACCACAAAATTAAATGCTGCAATACCAGTAAGTAATTTTGAATATGAATTCAAAAAGAATGAAAGCAAAAGAGAAATTTATTTACTAAAGGGTAGATACTTTGATGCTTTTGTAAATGAATTTAGAAAATTAAATCTATATTCAAAGTCATCCGATTATATCTCATCTCAATTAAAGAAAACTTCAGTTTAACTTTTTAGACAAAAAAATTGGGCGGATTTTTTTTCCGCCCAAAGAGTTTTTAACTATGGATTTTGGTTTCAGTCCTCTTCAGCAAGGCGAGCGAAGTAACTGAGAGCATCATCTTCATCCTCATCTACACCAGCAGCGACTGCAACCTTAGGCAGCGCAGGTTCACGGCGAGCAACAGGAGCGGGAGCAGAGAACTCTTCATCCTCTTCCTCATCCATCACGCGAGTCACCTGAGCAGCGCGGGCAGCAGCAGGGGTCTGAGTGATACCGAGCACCAGATTCAGACGCTCTTCCAGTTCTTCATAGCTCTTGAAGTTATCAGGAGACACGAATGCTTGAAGGGAGTGTGCTTGCTTCCAGATAGATTCCAGTTTAGAATCATCAGCAGCGAGTGCAGAAGCAGCAGCAAATTCGGACTTGTCGTAGTTCCAGTAACCAGCGACGTTGGTGATCTTCAGTTTGAAGTTAGCACCTTCCCACAGGTCAAAAGGATTCACGGGAGTTTCATCTTCGAACTCAGGTTGCATAGCGGCAGTAATCTTGTCGAAGATTTTCTTGCCGTACTTATACAGGAACACCTTACCTTCGTTCTCAGGATTTGCCTTGTCACTCACAACATAGATGTTAGAGTAGTAGGTCAGTTTACGCTTCTGCTTGCGAGCAGTTTCTTTATCAGAATCACGACCACTATTCCACAGGCGGCGGTTCACTTCACCCACAGGGTCTTTACCCCCGAGAGTAGTCAAAGAGTTTTCAATATACCATCCACCATCACCCTGAAATGCGTGAGAATACAGTTTCACGAAGGGCAGTTCCTCACCATCAGGAGCAGGGAGGAAACGAATAACAGCATACCCATTACCAGCGGCGTCAACGCTAGGTTTCCAGAAGCGGTCATCGCTAGTGGAAGTAGAGTTTGCTTTCTCAAGTTCCTTAGTCAGAGAAGCAAAGGAGTTTTGAGATTTGCGCTTAAGGTCAGCAAAAGACATAGGATTACCTCGGATTGTTTTAGATTTGGTCTGTGTGACGCCTCATCACCTGTTCATCATACCACGGGCAGAGGGCGGCGTCAACCCTCTGCCTCGATCTCCTGCTCAAACTCGTCAAGCTTATCAAGCATGTTACGCATGAGTGAAAGAACATCAGTTGTCTCCCACCATCCGTACAACATTTTAGCACCTTCTTCGATTTGTGTCACCATGTCCTGTGCTCTTTCATCATCTGAAAGTTTCAGACGCATGTAAAACACTTGTTGTTTTTCTACAAGTGCTCGCACTGTTGAAATGTATTCAAGTTGGTCTTCCTTAGTGCCTCGCATAGGACCAGAAAGTGTAAGTTCCATCGCTTTCATTTGAAGACGCTCCATTTCTTTTGCCTCTTCTCTTACGATGTCTGAATCAAAGAAGTCGCTCATACTAACATCAACTTTGCACGGGAAGTTTTTTTAATGAAGTTCAACTGTTGAGCTTCATGCCTTAGTTTTTCTTTTAATGGTTTTGAAATCAACTTGGGCACAGTTTCTAACTCAATATCATTGGTATCACAATAATGAATGATAGCATCAATGTAACTCATCGAATCACTGTTCACAAGTGTCTCAACCTCTGCTGAGAATCTTGCAATTGTCATAAATTTTTCCTGTAGTATATTATCCTCCATAGATTTCCTGGTAGAGAGAGCGTAGTTCGATTAGTCGGTCTAAGTATTCTTTTTTAGGTTGCTTGATAACGACTTGTGTATTGCCGTCTTCACAGGCAACGATAGTTACAAGTTGTTTGATGCGTGTATTATATAGTTCATAAAACATGCAACCATATGCAGTTTCTTGAATGTAATAATCTTCCATCCATTCTTCACGCTTCTCTTCCTTTGAGGTTTTGAAGTCAATGATGGATGGAATACCATCAAACTCACCGATGCAATCGACTCGCCCTGCTACTTCCAAGTGGTCAGAATATAATGCTGCTTCTTGTAAATAGACCTGAGTGATTCTATTGAGTGTTGGAACAGCATTTTTGAACATCATAAGGGGGAGGAACTTCCCTTTGAAGTTGTCTTCATTATAGCAGTTATTGAGCAAATCTTCAACCATCTTGTGGAAGTCCGTACCGCGAGTGGCAGCACGGGTGGAGATTGCTTGCGCTTTATCGTAACCGACGCGCTGCTTCCATTCATTCAGTTTCTTTTTCTTCTTCGGGCATACCCCAAGAACAGTTGTGATAGATGGATACTTACCACCCGAAGGTGTTGGATAAACCCTACGACCATCTACCATAACAGCTTCAAGTTCAATAGGAGTGAATGACGAAGAATGAATAAACATTTAGAATCCCAAATTAATTTTGCTAATAATGTAACTGCGAACTAAACCAGAACGAACGATGTCTTGCACACCAAACTCAATAGATGAAAACTCTTCCATGGTATTGATAATCTTTTGGAAGTCAAGGATACCATTACGTTCGTTAGTACGAATCAAATCAGTCTGTTGAACGTCACCAGAGAAGATAATCTTACAATCTTGACCAACGCGAGTGATGATAGAATCAAGTTCATGGAAATTTAGATTCTGCATTTCATCAACAAGAATGATACAGTTATCCATTGTAGTTCCACGAAGGAATGATGTAGACCAGAAACTAATGGTGCCTTGATTCTTTAAGTTACCATACAGCATCTCAAACTCTTCATCAGTTGATAACTCAAACATATACTTTACCATATTCTTATATGGAATTTGGTAAAGAGATGACTTATCCTCATGATCACCAGGAAGGAAACCAATCTCGCGTGTCGCTACAAGTGAGCGAACAATATAAACTTTTTCGTATGGAGTGTTCTCATTGAGAACATCCTTCAGAGCAAGGTAAAGTGCTACGAATGTTTTACCAGTTCCTGCAGCACCATAAGCGAATAGATGCTTATCATTATTCCACTCATCAAACATCTTACGTTGTGAATCTGTAAGAGGTTCGATATCCTTAGCGAAATATTCTTCGTTGAGAGGCTTCTTACGCTTCATTTGTTTCACGCTCATTCCCGTTGGAACAGCTTGTTTTGTCTTACGATTTCTTACAGGCATAATTAGAGACGATTAATGTTAGAACCAGGAGTATCTGCTGCGCGATTGATAACGTGTTTCCAATCACTGTCAGTTTTATTCTGCCAGTTTCCTACTTCGGAAACCGCATGGAGAATAGTAGGCATCTGAGTGATGTGGGGATTAGCTTCAAGATATGGTTCTCTCTCTGCCATATACATCCACTTCTCAAACTCTTCACCTGTATTATTATCCTTGAATTTGTAAGTTGGCATCTTCAATAAACCATAATGGTGGAGTAGATGGAGGTTTCCAAGTAGCAAAAGCAACTTTGTCTCCAATATAATAGTTGCGATATGACTGGATTGAATCTCCAGTTACCTTGTATTTATCAGGCATCGCGGGAGGTGGATCAATCCACCCAGCATTGGGAATACTAAATGGAGCAACCCAAAGATAACTTACTAAACTTTCTGTGCTGTGATATTTTTTGTAGCGTCGTGTATATTCTACACAGCAATGTTGAAACAAATCAAACAACCATTTGTAATGAGAACGTGATTGTCTCACCCACACAGCAGATGGATGATTGATATGTGATGCTTTGTATAGAATATCTTCGCGTGGTTTGTCAAGTCGCCAGCGTTTGATATTACGATTGTTAGCAGTTTTGGAAGTATAAGGAATGCCGTCAAGCACACGATGAGCAGTGGAGAGAAGTTGAGCATACTCAACAATCATTTTAACCACATGCTTGTCGCAATGCTCGGCGGCACACGTTCGGGGATCGTAGCTGAGATAGAAGATATTCATCGGGTCTGTGTGGTTGACCCTATTATATCACCATTCCATGGCTTCCGCAACCGTTGGAAACTGATCCTTAAAGATTTCTCTACACTGCTCAGCGATTTCCATGTGTTCCTTCTGAGTGCCATGGGCAGAACGAAGGTCAATGTAATGCAACCATGACCTGCACGAGCCCGTCATATACAGGCGTGTGGGCGTCGCTAGAGGGAGCACGAAGCGAGCACACTCCTTGGCGACTCCATGGTGCAGAAGGCGCTTGTAGAGGGCGTTAGCAGCGCCAAAGTGCTCAGAAATTGCTGACTGTAGAGTGAGTTTCAAATAACCATCAAGATCATCAGTAGAATTTTGACGATTTTTTTCATCTTGTCTACGAAGATCTGGAATAGGAATATCACTACCGAGAAGATTGGCATCAGCATAACGCTGAGAAAACTCTTGAAATGTAAACGAACGGTGGCGAAGTATCTGAGCTGCGATACCACGATTTGTTTCAATCTCAAGTGTCATATGAGATTGTTCAAACACAGACCAATGATTATGCTTAATACAATAACGCAGTAACCCCGCATAGTTCTCGTTATCTTGGTTACTAGGGTTAGACACTCTAGCAACGTATGCCATTGTCTGTTCTGCATCGGGGGTAACAGAAATGAGTTTAACTTTAGAATGGATTGTCATATTGGGGAACACCATCGAGACGACGAATTTCAGCAAGGGTAGATTTGCGATAACGCTTGTACTGTTTAATCACTTTTCTCAATTCAGATTGATTAATCTTTGGATTGATAAAAGGAGTTTGCGGTTCTACCTCTGGTGATTCTACCACCTCTTGTGCTGTTGTGTCAATGATTTCTTCTGTCATATCAAGAAATAGTTAATGAAAGGTCTACTGAAATATTGTCGCCATTTGTTTGAACATTATATGGTCCACCAGAAAACTTTTCAGACAAAACAATGTCTCCTGTAGATGCCCTAACAATGTAGTAACCATAAACAGTTCCTACAGCTCCAGTAAAAGTCCATGTTTGGGTAGGATATGTAGCAATTCCATTGGCAATAGACCAACTGGAACCTGTTAAAGTTTTGTATGCATACCCACCACCAGATGCTTCAACATAAGTACTTGCAGTATCAGCAACAGTTAATGTCGTAATATTATTGGTAAATAATTTTAATAATAAATTTTCTGGAGTAGTAGATTTACCAACCAAATAGGAAAGAGAAATATCTTTCCCGTTGTTTGTTAAATTAATAGACATTTTTACTTCCTCTTCTTAGATTCTTTTGTTTGACTTCCCCAAAGTTTAGGGTTAACTCTACCTTCAGATTGCTTCCAACCTTTGAGACCTTCTCTATATCTATCCCAATAGTAATCAAAGATTTCTAATTGTTTATCTGGGATAACTATGTCATAAGCAAGTGCTCCATCAATCTCATAGGTAACTAAGTAAGCAGTATACGGCAGACCTCTATCGTTTGCCAGTTCAGGGTCACAGTTTTGATGGAGAATCTTCATCAGCTACGACCCCCCCATTGAATGTTGGGGAACGCTTCTTGAATAAGTGGTTTTGAAATGCGCGTGTACTTTGTCTGAAGTTTCTTATCCTTAACTAGACAAATAACTTCTGCCTCATCTGGATGCAGGTTCTCTAGCATAGCAAGAAACAGTTGCTCTCGCTTACTCTGACTGATGTGGTCAGCGCCACCTTTAACAAAGTAAAACAGTTTCTTGCCTTCGTTTTCTAGAAGAGTGTTGTCTGTTCCTTCTGGTGCTGGGTTAGGAGTGTAAGGAACTTCTCCTTCAGGAAGCATCGACTTAACAGTTTCATCGAAGTTCCAGATGAACAAGCTACGCAGTGTTTGTGTATTATATTTTGCAAGCAGTTCTTTCTTCTCTGCTTTTGTCTTCGCGTTATTAACCTTACGAAGAATCTCAGAAATGAGTGGTCTATAAGTATCAGTTGCCATGGTTATTTCACCTCAAAATGTGGTTGTGTATTACGGAATACAAATTCCTCCATCAACTTAGTGAGTTGATGCTGTTGAAAGTATTCAAGTGGTACTTTCCTTTCGTTGCTATTTAGTGACTTGTAACAAGATACAATCTCTGTTGCAAGATGTTCAGGAATGCAGGTAAGATCGATTAATTTCCGATTACGCTCATAATTTTCTCTTGCTTGTTGGTCCAAACAGAATACAGACGGGTCTTGGTTTACCCACTTTTCTAAGTTTTTCTTACTTATAGGTTTCTGTCTCTTACCTACCACAAATGTATCAGCATCAGATAGGAAGTTAGGTATGCCATCTGACTTATCTCCTTTAATGATATGTTCTCTGGCATATGCTTTGGGGTCTGCATGTTTAATTTCTTTCTTCAGAATAGGATTGTATTGCTTTACAAAAGGATACTTCTGTAGTTGAATAAAATCTTTATCACCCGAAAGAATCAATACTTCTTCACCGTCACCACCTTCTTTCTGAAGTTTGATGTTGCGATATGCTTGGTAAGTAGTAAGAGTGCTGATGACATCATCTGCTTCAGCGCCATACACTTCGACAACCTTGTAAGGGAAGAAGGTTTTAATCTCGTCTCGTATCTTATTCAGAACCTCAAAGATAGCATTCCAATCTAGGTCGGATGCCTCTCGGTCTTTCTTTCTATTCTGTTTGTAATAAGGGAATGCCTCTTTTCGCCAGTAATGCTTGCTGTCATATGCAAGAACAATCTCACCATACTTAGGAGAGTATTGTTTTTCAAATGCACGAAGGGCAGTAAGCACCATATGACGAACAAGATTTTCATTAAGAGCATCGCCCTTCAGTTGCATCATCAGATTACTAATCATAAT